AGAAAATACTTTTAATGCTTCTTCATTAATCTTAGCATCTTCTCCTAATTGATATTTATATCCATCTGGAGTTTCTGGTCTGCCTAATTTTTCGTAAACAGCTTTCCAATCATCTTCAGTTGCAAATTTATTAGGTACAGGGATTTTATCTCCTCCTACCATTTTTTGTGCATGAACATAACTTTTTGCCAGGCTTTCAATATCTTTTATATTTTCTAAAGATTTGTCGGCTTTTAATTCATCAGAAAGACTTGCTTTCCAATCTGTGTTTGTTTCTGTTGGAGTTGTTTCTACAGGGTCTCCAGACAGTACCGAGTTAGTATTTTCAACTGGTGCTGCTACCTCTTGATTATCACTCATTATTTCTCCTTTTTATTGAGCATATTATTAATGAACAAGACTACTGATCTTGTTCCTTCTAAAAATGCGCTCTCATGGCTATCGCCTTTAATATGCGTAGTCGTAAGAAAGCTGCATCTTTTTTTCAAATCATCTAACACACGTTCGCCTGCTTCTGATTTAAAAACTGTTTGATAGTCTACTTGTAATTGTTTGAGATCTTTTTCTGTCATTATTCAACCGCCTTTAGCGCTGGAGCTATTTGACCAGCAGCCTCGGCAACTTGTTGAGCTTGTTGTAATTGTTGTTGTTCTATTTCCATTTGTTGTTTTTGTTGTTGTTGTTCTTGTACTTGTGCTTTTGATTTCATCATCTTAGCTGGTAAACCTAAAACATCTTTGATGTGATTTACTAAACCATCAATATCTACATAATCAAAAACTGGAGCTACATTTTGTAGAGATCCAAATATTTCTATTCCACGCATCACAGAAGATAGCTCTTGGCTTTTTTGTGCTTTAGCTAATGGAGATACATATTCGATTTCAATATCTTGTTCGCCTAACATTTCTGGTATTGGCGGAAGTTTATTATTTTTTAATAATAAATTAAAAGCTCTAGTTATTAATGGCTGCAAGAACTCAGATTGTAATCTACCTAATACTGGACCAAGTAATCTCATCTTCTCTTCAGTTCTTTGCATTACCTCAGTAGCGGTCATGTTTTGACCCTGTACTGTCATTAACTGATCGACAAAGAAGTTTTCTCTTATTGCTTTTCTTCTTTGTTCTTCCATTTGAATACCTAAAGGATTATTGGATCCAATATTTAATGGTTCAATTCTTTCCCTGGTTCCAGATCTATAGAAGTTTAATCCACCTGGTACAGTTCTAATTGGTAAAATAAAACCATCATCGGGAACCATTAAAGGTGGGTCGATTTGTTTTTGTGCAGCTTTAATTGTAGTCTTACACATTGTATTCAACATCTTCGTATCAGGCAGCGCGTTCATGGCTGGAGATCTTCCGTAAATTTCGTTTGATGAAGATTTTAAATAACGTGGTACAACGTACGGAAACTCTTTAAATCCACTTTCTCTAAGAATAGTTCCTGTTTCTGGATGAACATGGCAAGAAATAAAATCCATATTATCTTTATTTTCATAACCCATTGGATTATCTGATGGATGTACTGAATGAATAATAACGCAATCATCGTATGGTTTATTCTGTATTGCTTGTTCTAAAGCTCTAGGTAATACCGCATCTGGGTACATTGAAGGTATATTCTTATTTTTAAGATGAAACTTTCTAACCAGGCAATCAACCATGCCTTTTTCATTCTCTGTAATAAAGATCTCTGAAATATGGATAGTCTTAAATCTTAAATCATCCTTAACATCATCTGTAATAAACATAGCAGAAGTACCAAATGCTAATAATTCATGGTACATTTCGAACACTTCTTGCTGGAAGTTAGATCTAGCAAATACTTGCTGCATAATTTTTGCGCTGCTTTCTAACCATTCAGTAGCCTCGTCATCCTGGTTGACCGCTTCACTTCTAAATTTAAGAACGAACCAAGGCGAAATTGTATTGGTTAGCATCCCATTTAGACTCGCTGAGAGCAATTCAAGCGCGTGCGTGGCAGTTCCATCATATAATTGGTCATGCCTCTTATCGCCTTTCGTACGCCTTACTGTGATGTTTGATTTTCTAGGTAGGAAATAATCAGCTATATCTTGCCAATGATCTTCCCAGGTAGATCTTTGAGCCTTTAATGTTTCGTATTTTTCAATAACTTGTTTTGCTTTTTGATTGATAGCCATATTAAGCTGCTCCTAATTTATTCTTCTTAATTATTAGATTATTTTTTCCTAACCCTTGTGCGGATGTAAGCAGGTTATCTTTTCTACCTTTTTTATTTGTTTGAATTTTTTTCTCACTTGCTGAATATTCTGTGCTATTGGTAGATTGAGCTTGTGATACTTCCATAGTAGTTGGAGCTTCTGCAGCAACATTTCTTACTGGAGCTGTTGATAGAATAGTAGTGTTATTACCTCTATTGTCATTTCCTCCAACATTTCCTGGTTGATCTGAATAACCCATGCCATCTAATTGGTTTTTAAATCCATCTGATAAAATAAAATCTCTAGACATACCAGAAGTTCTTAAACCTTTATCTGTCGCAAATTTTAATCTTCTATTATAATTAGTATCCTTAACAAATTTACTATTTTTAATTTTACCCATTATTATTCCGCCAGGCGTTTTTTCAGCAATTTTTTGTATAACAGATTTTCGACTATTTCTATTATCTTGATTAGTTTTAGCTATTTCCTTATTTACAGTTTTTGTTTTTCTTGAGCTGTAAGTTGTACCGCCAGTAGCTACTGCTTCTGCTCCAGATACATCGTTATCAGATCCTCCGCTTGATGCTCCACCCATATTAGTCTCCTAGTAATGTTTTCTTTTTAATGGTGCTGTCGTCATCTTCTAATCCGTCAGCTCCTGTTAATATTGTTGATCTTCTGCCTTTTCTATTTTGCAAAACTTTTCTTCTTTTCTCAGCAACTTCAGCAGCTCTTTCCTCATCTTCAAAACTTGGTGGTTCTGGCAAAGGTTCTGGAGCTGGTATTGCAGGCATTGGCGGCATCTTTGGTTTAAATATTGATCCCATAATTAATCTCCGTGTATTGTGTAATCGTTTACTGCAGTTTGTTGAGCTGCAATTTTTTTTCTTGGTAAATCAGTTATAGACATAGCCATATATCTTGCAGCATCGCACGCATGACTTGACCAATCTCTAACTGGTTTAGTTCCAAACATTTTCATTTTTTCGTTATATTTTCGATGGTACTGTCTAAGCGCATCTACCAGCGGCTTGGCTTGATCTGCATCGAACCAGCATTTAGGTAAAAGCATTTTTAAACTGTGTATACCTTCTTCTAAATTTAACTTAGGTAAAACTCTAAACCTAATTCCTAATTGGTAAGCAACCTCTTTCCTGGTCTTACCAGATGAGAATTCTGTAATTTCTAAATCCCATGGCGCATAGTGTTCGCCATAAACATAATCTTTATTCTTTACGACTTGAACATAATGCGGCAAGCCTTCTCGATTGTTTTCGTAATAATCAATAATCAATATTTGGTTTCCCAATAATTGAAAAAAAATTATTACAGTTTGGTCATCGACCCCCAGATCCCATGCGGTATGTACTTCAAGAGCTGGATCATAAGAAACTCTAGTAATCTGTTTATCTTCCTCGAGCTTTTTAATTATATCCCCATATATGGATCCCTCGATGTTCGCTATCCAATCGCACTCAAATTCTTGTTTATACTTCGTATCTCCCATCTGCGCTTTAGCAGCGTCTAATTCTTCTTGGTCGATAATATTTGTCTCGCTGGCTTTTGCTGTATAGGCTAGCCATTGTGGATCTCCCAAAGCGTGTTGGTATAGATCATAGAAAATATTACTCATCCCCTGTGGAGTGGAAATAAAATATGCGAAACCCTTTCTGTCAGATAGAGCGGGTCTCAAAATTTCGTTCCAAAGAACTGGGTTCATTTGGCTGCACTCATCTATGCAAACTCCATCTGCGTAGATCCCTCTAATTTTATCTGGATCTTCACTAGATAGTAAAGTTATTCTAGCGCCATTTGGCAAATCACAACGCAGCTCAGTTTCATTAAACGTAGTACCTGGAATACATCCAGCGTATTGTTTTAAATAATCCCAACAAACCCTTTTGATTGAAACGAATGTTGGTCCAATCAAATAATATCTCGGGTTCTTTTTTTCATTTGTCAGCGCCTTCTTTATAAGGTGCATAATGATAAGAATGCTTTTTCCAAATCGTCTATGGCAATTTAGAACTGCAAATCTATGCTTATCCAATTCATTGTGCAGCATCGCTTGCAGCGGTCTCGGTGTATATGGTATTTCTATGTGCATTAATGTAATGTGGGTAAGTCAGCCATATCCAATATTGAATTATATTCTATCCCCGAGTTTTTCATTAAATCTTTTACGAAACTGTTAGCGTGTCTTTCGTTATCAAAACCATTTAAGTGGATAACCAATCCGTTTGTATCTTCTGCCAAAAATACCATCGCAGTTATAAATTTATTTTTTTTATCCTTATCCATCTGTATGTGTGTGGCTGTGTGTTGATCTTCCTATTTATATATACTTACAAAACGCGCCCGAGTTTCGGGGTATACCCCCCAATGTTCCTGCTTTGTTCCGCTTTTTATATGCAAATAACAGGGTCGATAGGTACAATACCTGTCGACTATTAGCGTAAACATTAATCTTTTTAGCTATCGAACTGGTATCGAGAGTGTGCTGCGAGTTTAGAACTCCATATCGCGCGCCCGAGGATCGCTGCGTTGGCTACGAAAAAC